CTCAAAGCCAGCAAGCGACTGCTTTGCAGCAAGCTGCATCGGAATTAGAGGACAATTTCCCGGTTTTTGACAGAAATTCCGATCAATACAACGAAGGCTACACCCAAGAAGTCATCGATTTGCGCGATGCGTTTATTATGAAGGGCGAAAACCCCGTTGCAGCGCTTACAAAGGCCGCAAAATTTGTGCTTCGCGAGTATGACTTGGTCGATATGACCGAAGCAGCTGCTACCCCATCGCTTTCTGGCGAAACTGCGCCCCGCGTAGACGAAGTTGCTAAGAAAAGAGCCGAAGTTAGCCGAAAACTTAAAGCCGCAGAGTCACAACCGCCCGAAATGCCGGGTGAGTCGTCGACTGCACGTGGAGAGAAAGCCTTAGACATCGCTTCCATGACGGAAGACGAGTTCAATGCACTGCCGGAAGCAACGCTGAGACGATTACGCGGAGATATCCTGTAATGCCAGCCAAGAAAGACCCGAAGTTAGCGCGAGCAGGCGTAAGTGGCTACAACAAGCCGAAACGAACGCCGAGTCACCCGACCAAAAAGTTCGTAGTTGTTGCAAAGCAGGGTGATAAGACAAAAACCATTCGTTTTGGCGACGCCAAGATGACTATCAAGAAAAGTCAGCCCGGACGACGCAAGTCGTTCAGGGCACGGCATCGATGTGACACAAGTCCACCTAGCAAACTAACTGCACGGTACTGGTCGTGCAAAAAATGGTAAGGAGTTAATCATGTTTAAGCCCTGTGCAACCTGTACAACCAAAGCAGCCTGTAAGAAGGCCGGTAAGTGTAAGAAACGGTCTAAAGCCAAAGCCCCAGCACGCAAAGCTCGGAGTTACTAGCATGCATAACGGTAAACCTTGCAGCTGCAGCAAAAGCAGCAAAAAGAAGCCAAAGAAAAAGCCCACAACTCGACGAAAGAAGAGGTATTGATATGACAGTTAAAAAGAAAGTCCCGCCACGTGGTGCGGCTTACAACCCTAAGATGACACGTAAGCCAACTAAGATTGAGGCGGCTGAACTTGCTCGTCTTAAGCGCCTAAAGGCGAAGAGGGCTAAAAAATGATCCCAGCACACGTGAAACAGGCATTTAAGTCACGAACCGTGCAATACGGCGTTGCGATCGCAGTTCTCTCAGTATTGCAGGGGTTTATCGGGTTTTTACCGGCAAACCCAGCAGTTCAGGCAATGATCGGGTGTGCAATGGCCAGCGGTATCGTGGTTTTGCGCTTCATGACGACTCAACCAGTGAGTAGTAAGTGATGCCAGCAAAAAAGAAGAAGGCAAGCGACGCATGCGCTAAGAAGGTCAAGGCCCGTTACAAGGTTTGGCCGTCGGCGTACGCGTCAGGTGCAGTTGCCAAGTGCCGAAAAGTAGGCGCTAAGAATTGGGGTAACAAAAGTGGCCGTAAGAAAAAGTAAGAAGGGTGCTGCCCTTAGAAAATGGTTTAAAGAGGGCTGGGTCGACGTAAAGACCGGCAAACCTTGTGGTCGTAAGTCCGCGAAAGGGAAGAGCAAGCGCCCATATCCTTCGTGCAGGCCAAAAGCCGTTGCAGCGAAAATGACGAAAGCAGAAAAGGCGTCATCTGCCCGGCGTAAGACTGGCCCCGCCAAGATCAAACACGCCGTTACAGCGTCAGGAAGACGCAGGAAGAAGTAGTGCTTGCGTCTTAATATTAGTGACGCTAATATACGAAGTACATTCGTCCGTCAGCACGATAGTTGATCGCCCCGTAGGCGTTAAAAACGAATCTCGCCTGCAGAGGCGTAAAAAAAGCCGAGGTCGCGCCTCGTAAACAAAGCGCTAGTTCGTCGCCTCACGATACGAGGAAACGGATTAGCCGCTCCTTTAAGTCGGCTAATAGTTGCAGCACAGCTGCATGTGTTTATTTGTCAATTTAATGGAGGCCCATCATGGCTCTTACAAACTTTGGAATGCTTTCCGGAGACCAGTTACAGACTTGGTCACGGGATTTCTGGCGTGTTGCACGCAACATGTCTTTCGTTAACCAGTTCGCAGGAACTGGCCAAAACGCTCTCGTTCAGCGCGTAACTGAACTCACTAAGTCAGAGAAAGGAACCAAGGCGAACATCACCTTGCTTGCTGACATGACTGGTGACGGTATCACCGGTGACAACACTCTGGAAGGCAACGAAGAAGCACTCCGCGCCTACGATATCACTATCGAGTTGGACCAGCTCCGATTCGCTAACCGTATCGCTGGCCGCATGGCTGACCAGAAGACTGTAGTTAACTTCCGTGAGCAGTCTCGCGACGCACTTGCTTATGCAATGGCCGACCGTATGGACCAGCTCTCGTTCTTGACTCTTTCTGGTGTTGCGTACACGCACAAGACAAACGGTGGCCTTCGCGCTACTTCTGCATCTGCAGGTCACGAGTTGGTTGACCTTGAGTTCGCATCTGACGTATCTGCGCCTACTGGCGATCGTCACCGTCGTATCTCAGGCACCAGCATTGCTGCTGGCGACACTACTGCTGTTACAGCTACTGACAAGCTTGGCTACAAGCACATTGTTGAGCTGAAGGCATACGCTAAGGACAACTACATCCGTGGTATCCGAGGCGCTGGTAACGACGAGATCTTCCACATGTTCGTTACTCCACAGCAAATGGCCAACCTGAAGCTCGATTCGGACTTCTTGGCTAACGTACGTAACGCTGGCGTTCGCGGCGCATCTAACTCTCTGTTCTCAGGTTCTGCGAGCTTGATGGTAGATGGCGTCATGATCCACGAGTTCCGTCACGTATTCAGCACTGAAGGCGCTACCTCTGGTACTTCTTCAAACGCTGGCGCGGCTGGTTACAAGTGGGGCGCAGACGCAGACGTAAGCGGCGCACGTGCTCTGTTCTGTGGTGCTCAGTCACTCGCAATGGCTGATATCGGTCTCCCCGATATCGTTGAAGATACGTTCGACTACGAGAACCAAGCTGGTATCTCAATCGGTAAGATCTTCGGCCTTCGCAAGCCTAAGTACAACAGCGACATTAGCGGATCAGTCCAAGACTTTGGCGTGATCTGTCTCGACACTGCGCAGTAAGGCAGACAAGCCCCTCTTCGGAGGGGCTTACTTCTTCTAAGGAGTCAGAATGAAGGTAGTTAGTGAACAGGATCTCCGCATCGCGTTGACCTCTGGAGCAGTTGTTTTGTTTCAAGCAGGTGAGCCTCGCGAGGTAGCGGAAGAGATTGGTTTGATGGCCATGCAAATGGGCGCAAAGCAAGTTGAAGGTCGGGTAGAGGTCGTAGCTGATGAAGACTACGAGGAGCCTGTAAATACCGACGAAGTCGTCGTTGTGATGCAAGAGCTGATCAAAGACGGTGACCCCCAGAATTTTAAGGCCGATGGCACACCAAAGGCCGCTGTCGTCAACAAAGCCGTAGGGCGTACTGTGTCAACAGACGAGCGCCTCGCTGCTTGGGAAACGGCCCTAAACTCGTAAGAGGTATATATGTCAGTCACAGTACAAAGTGTTATCGACCGCGTTCAAACAACGCTGCAAGACACCACAGGCGTTCGCTGGCCAGTAGTCAGTGAGCTAGTGCTGTGGATCAATGACGCACAGCGAGAGATCGCTCTTCTGAAGCCAGATTCATCAGCGAAGAACGAAACAGTTACTCTTGTGACAGGCACCAAACAAACCATTCCTAGTGGCGGCAACCGGTTGTTGCGCGCAGTACGGAACATGTCTGCTGCTTCTAATGGCACTGGTAAGCGATCAGTTCGGTTGGTTTCACGCGAAGTACTCGACGCTCAGACACCTGACTGGCACGACCCTACGGTCGGCGGCGACGCGGCACATACGTCTGTCATCAAGCACTACATATACGACGAGGCTAACCCACGTAACTTTTACGTTTACCCCGGTGTTAGCGGTGCCTCTTATCTAGAGATCATCTACTCTGCGAACCCCTCAGCGGTCGCACAGTCAGATAACCTCGATATCCCCGACATCTATGCCAACGCAGTCATGAACTACGTTCTTTATATGGCATACATGAAAGACGCAGAGTACGCAGGCAACTCACAGCGTGCTGCTAACCACTACCAGATCTTCACCGCGTCAGTGACAGGTAAAGGTCAGGTCGACGCTATAACTACACCAAACGTAGATCAGAACCGACCCGCGCCAACGACACCTATGGGGTAAAGCATGGCTATAGCATATGAGTCCTTGCTGCCAGAGATCCTCCCGATGGTTCCGGGTTGTCCCGATACGCTGATTGAAAACAACATTCGGTCAGCTGTTATTGAGCTGTGCGAGAAGACAGGCGTCTATCAAGCAGAGCTAGACCCCGTTACCACGGTGAACGGCATCTTTGAGTACGATCTCGAAGCGCCTAACCAGACCGCTGTACACAAAATCATGTGGGTAGTGCATGAAGGCCGAGACCTAGAGCCGATCAGCACGAATCTGCTGGAGCAGCGCAAACCTAAATGGCGTGATAGCAACTACTACGGTGAGCCCGAGTACTACGTAAAGCAGTCTCAGTCGATTTTCTGGTTGGTGCCAGTGCCTAACGAGACAAAAGCGTCATCAACAGTGCTCCGCGTGCAACTCAAGCCCACGCATCAGTCCACTGCATGTGATGACGATGTAATGAATGACTACAGAGACGCAATCGTAGCGGGCGCTTTGTTCCGTTTGTTGCGCCTCCCAAGTAAAGACTGGACCGACTTCGCAGGAGCGCAAGTCTACGGGTCATTATTCAATGAGCACATGGGCAATGCGGAGCGACGCGCTCGCCACGCTGATGAAGGTGTAGCTAGGAAGGTGAAGTACGGCGGTTTGTATGCACCGCTATCTAGGAAGAGAAATAGATATGGAAGAGAAACGCGCTGACCCTGTTTTAAGCGATATCAGGGCTGAGTGGGACTGGGTAAAACCGGGGATAGAGGGCATCCTCGCTGAGGATAAGTACCTATCCTTTAGGCCAGAAGATGTGTACGCCGCGTGTATTAACGAGCAGGCGCACCTTTGGACCACGAGCGACGGATTTGTAGTCACGACTGGTGAGACAGATCCATTCAGCGGCGAGCGAGCGTTACTTGTTTGGCTTGCTGCAGCGGTATTTCAAGGCCAAGGATTGGTCAACGTGCATGAGGAGTTCTTTATGCAAGTGGCGAAGGACGCAGGGTTTAGCAAGCTGACTGTTAAGTCGCGCATCCCAAAGATGTCGAACTACTTAACAGAGATGGGATGGGATATAGAGACCATAGTTTATTCAAAGGACTTAGCCGATGGGTAGTGGACCTAAAAAACAAGACTACGAAGCAACAGAGGCGGAGAAGGTAAACGCCTCAGTAGCTAAAGCTCGTGCAGACCGGTTTAGACAAGTCTATGCACCTCTGTTGCGAGAGATGCGCGATCAGTCTATGACGGATGACGTTGGAACAACTCTTAGAGGCCGCGCAAACGCAGACACCATGCAGGCGCTCACGTCTCAACCTACCTACGATAGTACTCAGAGCACTACAGCGGCAGGCGATATGGCGCAGGCCTATCAAGGGCAGCTCGGCGTCGCTAATCAAAGCGCTCTTGATATTCAGAACCGGATGAAAACAAATGTCGTCGGCACGGCCCAAGGACAACAAGCTGACGCTTCTCAGGGACTAGCTCAAGCAGCCCGTATTTCGTCTTCAAAAGCGCTTGAGCGCGCTCGCGGTAAGCAAGAAGTTAGGGCAGCACGTCTTGGGGCTGCGGCGCAAATTGGAACTGCTTTCATCTTGCAGGGCGGGGAAAATATGAAGGATGGTAAGACGTTCCTTGGCGGCGAAAAGACAGGGTGAGAGGTTAGTTATGGTTATGCAAGCAAACATGGGCATGGCGGTACCGCCTGACATGGTCGAAGGTATCGACAGCCGAGGCACTGTTGGCGGACTGCCGAACAGAGGCGGCGGGTATGGATATGGCCAGACCCAAAATGTTGGTTCAGCCAGCTTACCTACGGTGTCTGACCCCGAACAAGTGTATGCGGATATGACGCGCCAAGACTATCTTGATTACCGGCGTGACTACGAAGATTTTGAAAACCAGCTGATTGAGCAATCTCAGAATGACACTAGGCTTATCGATCAAGCCCGAGAAGACGTTCAGGTTGCCCAAGGCCTTGCTTCGGGCATCGCGTCACGAAACGCACAGCGATATGGCGCGGCTCTAACGCCAGCGCAACGTCAGCAGCAAGGGCTACGTTTACAGCGAGCAAACACGCTCGGTGGTATACAGTCCGTTAATGACGCCCGTATCGCGCAACGGGAGGCGAATACTCAGCTAAAGAGTGACTTAATTAATATCGGACAGGGCTTGAATCGGTCATCGCTCGACCAACTTGGTTCTGCAGCAGCGACTGCCGCCAACCGAGAAAGCGCCTATCAATCAGCAAGGGCGCAATCACGCGCACAAACGTACTCGACTTTAGGCTCGCTAGGAGCAGCTGCGATCTTTGCGATGGCGTTTTAAGGGGTAAGTTATGAGTATAGGGGCTATCGGGGAAGGCGTACTTTCTTCATATAACATGTTCCAAGACATGAAGCAGCGCCGTTTCAATAATGATATGGCACTGCGTCAGGACGCGCGCTTGCAAGCTCAAGCCGATCGCGAGGCAGATACTGCCGCTCGTGCTGGCGACACTCGAAGGGCGAACGAATCTTTTACTTATTTTGATCAGCTTGACCTTTTAACAGAGGACAAGACTGCTATCGACCTAGATAAGTTTAGAGCGCGAGCCAAAGAAGACCCCGGTTTTATGGACGAGGTTAACAACAACCTCGCTCGCGGCAGTGGTTTTGTAGACGCATCAGTAGAAAGCCTAACTACAGATCAGCTACCTGATGGCTCATTTGTCTTGCGCGCTAACAACGCGGATGGGTCTACGGGCGTTATTACAGAGGACGGTTCTAGTAACCCGGATTCAAAGCCCGCTGTCTTCGGTTCCTACGAAGACTTGGTTAACCACATAAACGCTACGTTTACGTACAAGATCGCCCCTAACCAGACGGTCATGAACTTACGTAATCTATCCGACCAAATAGACTACTTTGACAAAATCCAAGCCATAGCCGCTAACGTCAATCAGTTGCCTTTAGCTGCGCAGCGTGGCGCTATAAATGTAGTCGCTGGTTTGGGAGGGCAGGATCTTGTTGAGGCTAACAATGAATTAGCCACAGTTACTGGCGGTCCGACGATTTCAGCAGCACCCACTACCACAGAACCAGAGCCTGAAGCGGAGCCTGAGAAAAAGCCGAGGACGGCTGGCGGAATTCGACGCGCTGCTCGGGATAAGCAAGCTGCGCGTCGCCGTGAGCGAGTGGAAGAAAAATTAACGCAATTGAGAGGGCGCAAAAAGGAAGGTTACCGAGGGCGTAACGCCACTTCAAACCGGCAGAGCATTGATCGACAAATTGAAGATCTGGAAACCGAGTTGGCGGATATCAACAAGCGCCTTGGTGACCGCGATGGTGAGAAGACAATCAAGCTTGACTTAAACTGGGGGCCAGATGCCTTCCCAGTTGTCGAAGAAGTCGGCGGTAAGCTCGAAGAAAAATCCGCTGGTGAGATCCAAAACGCAGTTGAGTCGGGCGAGGTGCAGGTCACGCCGCAGCTGGTTTCTCAGACCCGCGTCGCAATGCAAGAAGCTGGAGTCAAAAAGCTTAGCGATCTACAAAAGATGAATCGTCGCGACGCAGCAGTAGCTGCTGCAGTGTTGATTGCTTCTTCTGACAATGCTTCTGAACGCATGTCTCTTCGACAGGGTATCGAAAACATATTCGAGACAGGCACAACGTCGTTCAGTGCTAAAGACCTAGACTCGGCGCGGCGGCAGAATCAGAACGCAGCTACGCAGGCGTATAGCGCATACACCAGTCGCCTCACCGAGTTGAGAGCACAGAAGGATGACCTTACTGGCGACGCCGCTGATGCACGTGAGTACGCGGCCACTATTTATGAGAACAACATCCTGTCACCAGAGGTCGGCTTTTACAATCAGGATGGCGAGTTTGTCGGCGATGAAAGGGCCATAAGAATATTTGCCACTAAAATTCCGCAGATGCTGCAGAGACGAGGCAAGTACACAACTCAGGCCGGGCGCGACGCAGTCAGTTCAGCAATAAACGACGGTTTAAGTGCATCTATTGCTGCTTATGCTAACGATGGTGACAGCTCTATATTGCAGACTGTAATGTCTTTCTTCCGGTCTGACGCAAACGGTCAAGTCGGTGACTTTGATTTAGCGCGCGTAAAAGTTAACGACCCCAAGAACCCGACAGAGCTTTTCTACCTAAGTGAGTCTGTAGGGTCTGATGGCAGTCGAGAACAACAAGGGGCGTCAATCACTATTAGAGATCTGGAGAAGGTGAATAAGAGACTAGCGGACGCGGTTGTCAACGCAGCGGTTAAGAATACCAGCAATGTCCGATGAGCTGTTTCAAGATTTCCTCAACAGCGGTCCAGCACCGGCTGATTTAACTGAGGGCGAAAGAGCATCACCTGCCAGACAGGGTCTCGGTGAAATCTTTGGTGCGGGCGTTCAGTCTGGAGCAGAAGGGCTTGCCGCAGACTTAGAGTACTTCAAAGCATTAGGTAATACGCTTACTGGCGATCAAGAAGCCGCAGAGCAAAACGTACGTCGCGCACTAGTCCGCGAAGAGTTGGCTGCTGCACCGCTGGCCGACCTAGAAACATTTAGCGAGTTTGTAGAAAACCCAACTTTTGGTGGCTTCCTTGCGCAAGCGTCCAAGGGGACTGGTCAGGTCGTACCTTCTGCGATTACTTCTATAACCGGCGCAGGCGTAGGCGCACTAGGCGCACGGTTCGCTCTGAAAGGGGCTGCTAAGAAAACAGCAGAGCGCGTTGTTGAAGACTCTATGAAGCGAGCTGCGGCAGGTACAGCGACAGCTGCAGAGAAAGAATTAGCGGATCGCATATACGGGGCCGCTTATCAGCAGGCACGTAAGCGGAGCACTGAAGGCGGAGCCTTTGCAGGCGCATTTGCTGCTGAATACGCTCCGATATCTGGTAGTAACTTAAGCGAAGCGTTAGACAGTGGCAAAGAATTAAGCTCCGAGCAAGCTCAGAGAGCTGCTGCGCTAGGTACGGTTCAAGCAGCGATCGGTGCGGGTAGTGAGATCGCTATATATCGTCTGATTGGTGACGTAGCGAAAAAGCGCGCTACCAAGAAAGAGAGTTACTTTGGCCAGCTTGCCGACGACGTAGCTAACACGGTGGTACGCAGTGGCCCTCTTGAGGCAGGAACTGAACTGGCCCAAGAAGGTATTTCGGTACTCAACCGGGCCTCGCTTGACGACACATTCACGAAGGAAGACGCAAAGATGCGTCTCGCCGAGGCCGCCTTTGTTGGGTTTTTTGGGGGTGCGGCAGCTGGTGGCGCTGGTGCAGGTTTGGTTACTACCGCAGAACGTGTGCCCGGAGCAGCTAATAGTGCGTTAGACACAGCTGCAAGTGTCACCGCTAAAGCGCGCGACCTGCTGGATAGAGCACAGGGGCAGCGAGTAGACAACGACATCACCCGTGAGCAGTACGGCGATACGATGACGGGCAATACAACTCGTGAGGCACAGAGCGACCTAGACGCCCAGCTTCGCGCAATGGTTGACGAGTCTAGTACCAAGCAGGCTGTTTGGGCGGCTAACGAACGTAAGTACGACCTGCCTGACAATAAGGTCCGTCAGATCACGGTTGACGGCACACCAGCCTTCGCGGCGTATGTCCCCGGTCAAGGCACTATAGTTTCTACGAGTAGGCAGGTTGTTCGCGATGTTGTTTCGAGTCGTGCGTCGAACGAAGTGTTGGCCGCTGCTCTTGGATATAGCTCGCCCAAAGCTGCTGCTGAGGCTGATACCGTAGTCCAAGCTGTCGACAAGGACGGCAACGTAATATCAGAAGAAGTTACGACGCAGGATAATTTAACCAACGCGTATGAATCCGCAAAGGGGCTGGCTCCAGATGGCGGAGACGTACGTCTAACGACTGTCGAGAAGGCACTCGAAGAGCGCAAAGCCCGCTTTGATCAAGAGCAGGGACCAGTCGTTCGAGACATGCTCGACGATGAGTCAATGGACACGCTTCAGGAGATGCTCGACTCAGGTGAGCTGGCAGAAGAGCGTACGGTAGTTCGTACCTATCAAGCTAAGGCTGACCCCAACCAGACATTCGATAACACCGACCAAGCTCGTCAAGAGTACATCAATGAGTTTGGCCCTACAGACTTTGCTGACCCTAAGTTCGGGCGGATCAGTGAGGCCGCTCTACGCGAGGCAGTACAGCAGCAGCGCGCGAACCCTAACTCGCTTGTCACCATTGAGCAGACGGGCGATGGCTTCTCTGTCATACGAGACGACTTTGAGTCGTTGATTCGCATGCGCGACCAAGATGGCGAGGTTCGGGTTCCGTTTAGTGAGTTCTTACCTAGGGCGGTCGCCAAAGCGAAGAAGAGTAAATTCGCACGCGGATCGTCCGTAGAGGTTGTGGCTCCAGATGGCACAACGAGCAAAGTCAACTTGGTAGATCTGACTCGCGCTGGGCAGCGGTTAGTTGACGCAAGAGAAGGCACTGGATTCGAGGGCGGCACACCCAGACTTGCAGCTCAGCGCGGTCTGCAAGAGATACTCGCTGACCTACAGCTTGAAGGCTATCAGGTTCAGATCGGAGGCCAGTCGTTCTTCGAGGTAGGCAATCAGAT